TTCATAGCGTGTCTCATACATCTCCTACTGGATAAGTTGCTTTATTCAAATTTCATGAAAGGTTCCTATATGAGAGATGCATGTATGATCACTCACAAGTGGCGAAAAGGTGGTGCCCGTTACTTAGCACATAAGATGGCTTACGGACGGGATGATATGTTTTATTTTACATTTGATGTCATTAACTTTGATCAGTCCGCTTTCGCCTCTATGATCTCTCTCATCCTTTTAATGCCGCTGGTTAATATGCCTGATGACGGTACTGATAATTTTCGCATTGCTAGGGCATTTATGTTACAACGTGCTCATGAGATGTCTATTAAGATCGTTAAGTGGATTGGTGATGAATATCGTATGATTATTGGCCAGGTATTTTCAGGTCTGCTTGTCACTAGTTGGATTGACACTATGTATATGACACTTGTGGCTAGGTGTGTTTATATGATGATATATCGCAATATTGAGAAGTATGATAAGGCAAAGGCTAAGAGGTTTCAAGAATCTGTACTTAGATTTATTATCTATGGAGATGATAGTTGTCATGGGGCTCAAGAAGAGTTCTTTGAAGATATTTGTGGTAACGCTGATGATCAATATCCCTTAGGTAACTTTCAACGAATGTGTGAGCAGTATTTCGGTATATTGTTTAAGTTGTCGCAAACTGCTCTCTTTCGGCGCAAAGGACCAGTTAGCCCTTTTCTCACAGTGGTCAAGCCTATTATAGTTAATGGCAACATAATATATCACCATATTGTTCAAGAGGGTCCAGTTTTCTTGAAGCGACATTTCGTAAATATGAAGGTGAATGGTGCATTTGAGGTTATGCCGTGGAGACATGAGAATGATTATTATCATCGCTTGGCAGTATCTGCTAAGAGCGTTGATTATGATCCAAACAAGTGGAGATCTAAGTATATGGGTTTGATGATAGACACTATGGGCACTAATTCATTAGCTTACAAGATGTGTAAATCCATGTTTTACGGGTTGACCAACCTTCCCCCCTCTTATGAATTAAGATCCCGCCTAGGTGGGGAACAGACCGTGTTTACTGCTAGCTTGTTTGGTACCATGCCCTCGAGAGAATGTGTTTTGGCATATATTGACGATGGAGAGGAAAGGTTGGCCAAGTCGTTTTCAAAGACAGGTTTACCCGCAGATAGCAAGCTCAAGTCTCTTAACCAGAAATGGCTTATGGAACAGTTTGCTTATGATGAGGTTTATAGGACTGCATGGGCAGTTACTTATAAGTTGGAGATGTATGATGAGAAAGGAGAGGAGGTTCAAGTGGAGTGGTTAGGCACGAGCAATGAGGCCAGGGATTACATGGAGAAGGTTGAGGCGCAGTATGATAGCCAAGTTTGGTGAGTTTAATTTAGAAT